CAGAGGTGGATCCATGAGCCATCGGCGGAATTCAACGAGCCGTGGGGCGTGGCCATCAAGATCGAAGCCAACGGTCAGTTGAAGGTGTACTGGTCCAACTTCGCCGGTGGATCGATCTATCGAGCGAACATCGACGGCACGGAGATCGAGCCGGTGATCGTCAGCCCGATCAATCCCTCGTACAGTGAACTGGGCGCTTCCAAAGGCGAGCGTCTGGGCTTCGCGCTGAACAGCAATCTTGTTACGAAGCGTGCACTGTACACGGTGGACGGACCTGTTGGTACGGCGACGGTCATCAGGCCGACGACCATCCGATTTGACAGTGACGGCAACCTCGTGTGGTCGGAGCACTACACTTACCTGCTGCGCAAGTTGGACTTCGCGACCGGCATGGTGACGACCATCGCGCCGATCATTGACAGTGTGGGCGGCAGTGACTCCAGCGGACCTCGTGAACCAACTTTTGCCTTGGACGATGGCACGAACGGTCCGATCGACGACGCGCTCTGTCGCTGCTGGGGCGGATCGAGCGACGTGCGCATCGGCAAGGACGGCACTCGCAAGGGTCAGTGGGACACACCGTGGCAAGACGGAGCCCCGTACTTGACGGACGGCCCGATGCAGTTTGCGCAGAACGCGGACTACGCGTGGGCCGTGGACGCTTACCAGGGCGAAATTTTGACGGACGGCAACGCTGCAGGCGCACAATCACAGGTCATTAGCAAGCGCCAGCCGACCGATCCAAACATGAGCACTACCAGTTATGGCTCGTGGAAACGCGGACGTGCGGCGTTTGCGTACGCCGGTCTGGGAATGATCTTCGGTCCGGACGGTCAGGGATTTTTAGGTATCGAAAACATCGATTCACTGGTGGGACTAAACGACGCCGACTTGGACACCACGCTCACGTCCTACGGGTTGACGCCACAGCATCTGTCATGGGTGGCGGGCGTCACCGGCATGGGCGGCAAGGTCGCGACGATGGCCGACGTTCGGTACTTCATCCGCCAGTGCGGCTGTAACTTGGCGGTCTGACATGGCGAATAAGTACGTCACCTCAGTCAGCGGCGACAACGCCGATGATGGCAGTACGATCGATTTGGCGGATGCCACACTTGCTGGCGGTATAGCGGATGCTTCATCTGGGGATCGCATATGGGTAAGTCATGTACACTCCGAATCCACGGCCGCGGCCATTAGTCTGGGTTATGGGTCTTTAACCCTTCCTGGACAAATCTACTGTGGAGACTTTGCGTCTGAACCTCCGACAGCCGTGACTACAGGTGCGGTAGTCACGACAACTGGCGCGAGCAACATCAGTCTCACAGGTGTAGGAGTGTTCGATGGCATAACGTTCACCGATAGCACTTACGTTCATCTGCGCAATTGTAACCTGAACATTCTGGGGACAAGTGTCAATCCGAAGATTCAGCTCAGCACGACCACTGGTGCGCTCGAATCGCGGGTGTTGTTTGAGAACGTCAATGCGCGCTTCAGCAGTACGTCGCAGGGGTTCGACCTCCGCCACTGCAGATGGATCTGGTCTGGCGGAGCCATAACCACCGGCAGTACGCCGACCACGCTCATTTCCCTGAACGGCGACGTCTTCGATTGTTTGATAGAGAACGTGAACTTCTCGGCTATGGGCGCCGGGATGAACATCTTTGCCAATAGCGGCGCCGGTATTGGCACTGGAATCATCCGCAATTGTGCAATGCCGTCCGGCTGGAGCGGGTCCCTCGGTCAGCCTACACAGTTCAACACGCGATTTGAAATGTGGAATTGGTCGGCCGACGATTCTGTGATCCGGGTACGGATTGCCGACGTTATGGGCACTCTACAGGAAGAGGGTACGATCGTTCGTACTGGCGGGGCGTCGGACGGAACTACCGGATATTCTCACAAGATATTTACGTCCGGCACTGCGGAGTATCCATCATGTCGTTTTGTAGGGCCAGAAAACGCGATTTTTAATGGTGCGGTTGGGTCCGCCATCACGCTGACAGTGGAGATCGTCCATGATAGTCAGGGTGCTGGTGGTAGTGGCGCATTGCAGGATGATGAGATCGCGCTCGAAGTCTCGTACCCCGGTACCAGTGGTCTACCTCTGTACTCCAAGGTGTCGAGTGTTAAATCGAACCCAGTAGGTTCGGCATCTGATTTAGCATCGAGTTCTGAGACTTGGACAACCACGGGGATGACGACTCCGGTGAAGCAAAAATTGAGTGTGACGTTTACGCCTCAAGAAATAGGTGTACTGATTTGGCGCATCATAGCCTTCAAAGCCAGTAAGACGATCTACTACTGCCCGAAACCGGCCCTCAGTTGATCCATGGCCCAGATACAGTTTCCAGGTTGGGGATTTGTCACTACCACGGGCACGGCCCGTACGTATACACTGCCCGGTTGGGGATTCTTCACAGAACTGGGCGCCGGGACCACGCCCGTCACGAGTGATCTTGCACAGACGTTTGTGGTGCACAACGCCGTACAGGCGGATCTACCTCAGACGTTTGCGGTACATAACGCCGTACAGGCGGATCTACCTCAGACGTTTGAGGTTCTCAATCCAGTCCAATCAGATCTGGCCCAGACCTTCGCTGTGGTCAATTCGGTTCAAGTGGATCTGTCACAGACGTTTGACATAATTTCAGGTGTGTCCGCCGATTTGGCCCAAACGTTCAGCGTGATACAGGCCATCCAATCCGATCTGGTTCAGTCGTTCGCTGTCGTTGCCAGTGTACAGAGCGATCTGTCCCAGACGTTCATCGTGCTGAACGCCGTCCAGTCGGATTTGTCTCAGACTTTTGGCATCAACGCTCCAGTCCAATCCGACCTGTCTCAGACGTTCGAAATCGTCAATTCGGTCGAAACTGATTTGGCGCAAACCTTCACGGTGTTCAACAGTGTTCAATCGGATCTAGCTCAATCGTTTGGGGTGGTACAGTTCGTCGAATCTGATCTCGCACAGTCGTTCGACATCGACTCCAGCACCAGTGTTACGAGCGATCTGTTACAGACGTTCGAAATAGTTTCGTCAGTACAATCAGATTTGGCCCAGTCTTTCCAGGTTCACGCGGCCGTTCAGACTGATCTGGCTCAGACTTTCTCTGTCGTCAACGCCGTGCAAGCGGATCTATCACAGACGTTTTCCGTCAACGCATCAGTTCAGTCGGATTTGGTCCAGACGTTCGCTGTGGTAGTGAGCGCTCAATCGGACCTGGGTCAGTCGTTCGAGGTGTTGACCAGTGTACAGTCTGACCTGTTGCAGACGTTCTCCATTAGTGGTCCTGGCTCCGGCGCTTCAGCGGAGGAGATCGCTGAAGCTGTGTGGGCGTACGTACTGCTCAACGGTAAATCTGCCAATTCCAACGTCGTCGATATTCTGAAGCAGGCCAAAACTGCTGTGGCTCTGAGCGCGTGATATGACTGTCGAGTTTAAGCTCTATCCTAAACAGAAACGAGCGCTTATGTCAACGGCGCTCGAAATTCTTTACGGCGGAGCTGCGGGTTCCGGCAAGAGTTACATGATGCGTGTACTGGCCATCGTGCTGTGCATGGAAATTCCGAACATCAAGGTATTCCTCTTTCGTAGAATGTACAAGGAGCTGTACATCAATCACGTGTACGCTCCGGACGGATTTCAGGCTATGCTGAAGCCGTTTCTGGACAATGGCGAAGTGGTTTTCAACAAATCTGACGGCGTCTACAACTTTTACAACGGAGCCCAGATTTATCTGTGCCATGCCCAACATGAGAACGACATCAAGGCATATCTGGGCGCTGAAATTCATGTGTTGCTCATAGACGAGGCCACACAGTTTCTCGAATCGATGATTAGATTCATCCGTACCCGCGTTCGCTTGGGCGGCCTACCGATTCCAGCCCGTTGGAAGAACCTACTGCCAAAAATCATCTACGGAACCAATCCAGGCGGCGTCAGTCACGCCTACTTCAAGCGTGGTTTCGTGCAGCACGGAGAGGGTCACGTCTTTAAGGCGCCACCGCAGGACGGTGGCATGACTAGAGAGTTCGTGCCTGCCAAGTCCAAAGAGAATGCCGTCATGATGAGAAACGATCCGAACTATTCGGAGCGCATCATGGGGTTGGGTGACGATCGATTGGCCAACGCGTACCTGGAGGGCAATTGGGACCTCGAAGAGGGTGCTGCGTTCGGCGATCTGTGGGATCCAGCCATCCACGTCATCCAATCTATCACCATACCACGTACTTGGAAAATAGATCGCTCACACGATTACGGGTACTCCGCTCCGGCGGCCACGATCTGGACAGCCGAAAGCGACGGCACCACGTGCATCCTGAACGATCAGCGGATTGCCATACCACGACGGAGCTTGGTAGTCATTTCTGAACAGTATTTCGCCGATAAAGAGGATAAAGGTCTGCGCCTACTGCCATTCGAACTGGGTCGCCGGATGCGAGAGCACGAGTCCATGTCTGGTTTCCGCATGAAGACAGAGCCAGGTCCTGCAGACATATCCATCTTCGACAAAGATCGTGGGATGAAGAGCATCCACGACGAATACGTTGCTGAGGGAATTAGATTTTCCAAAGCTGACAAACGACCGGGCAGTCGAGAGCGCGGCTTTCTGCTGTTGAGGCAGATGATGAAAGCGGCTGCTACGAGAAACTGGGAGCAGCCATGGTTGTTAGTGGCTAGGCAGTGCGTGAATACGATTGCTCAGTTGCCGGAATTGCCGATCAGTCCTGACAATCCACAGGACGTGGATTCTAAGTCCAACGATCATATTTACGACGGAGTCCGGTACCGAGTGCTCAAGGGCGTCTCCGTCGGAACCTCGTCAGACGTAGTGGGGGTGTGATATGGCTGTAGAACTCAAAAAATTCGCCCATCCTGACTACCTCAAGTACGTTCACGATTATAGGATGATTCGTGACTGTTACGATGGTGAGAGGGCCGTCAAGGACGCAGGCACGACCTATCTGCCGGCCCTCAAGGGTCAGCCGGACAGCGATTACCTGAATTACAAGACTCGTGCGCTGTTTTTCCCCATCACCGGCAAGACCGCCACTACAATGGTTGGTCTGGCAACAGTCAAACCTCCCAAGACAGTTTATCCGCCTAATCTGAAACGGTACTTCGCCGATACAGAGATCGATCAGCAGTTCACGGAATTCTACGTCAAATCCTTTCTAGAAGTGCTGTTGATGGGTCGATACGGCGTGCTCATCGACGCGCCTAACGTGGACGGCAGTCAACCCAAATTTTCCTGCTACAGAGCTGAAAACGTCGTCCGATGGGAGGTGGACGATTACGGACTGCCTACTAGTCTGCTCCTGAAGGAGCACTACCACGTGTCAGGCGAACAACGGTTTGAGATGGTCGAAAAGTGCCGTTATCGTCATTGCTACTTGCTTAATGGGGTGTACACGGTCGAGACACTGGACGAAGATCTAGTCCAAATGAATTCGCCAGTACAGCCAGAATTCAGCGGCGAGACTATTAAGTTCATCCCGTTCGTGTGTTTTGGGTCGTCCGGCGTCCACATGAGCGTGGATCGACCCCCCATGTTGGACATTGCCACCATCAACATCTCGCACTATCTTACCAGTGCTGATCTGGAGTGGGGTCGCCACATTACCGGCTTGCCTACTCCGGTCGTGAGTGGCGTGGACTCCAGTACAAAACTGAGCATCGGAGGTACGTCGGCTTGGATCTTGCCAACCCCGGAGGCCAAGGCTTATTATCTGGAATTCACCGGTCAAGGTCTTGGTTCCTTGGAGAAGGCCATGACTGACAAGATAGGTCTGATGGCGTCTGTGTCGGCTCGCTTGATCGACAACTCCACCAGAGGATCCGAAGCTGCCGAAACCGTTCGACTACGGTACATGAGTGAGTCGGCCAGTCTGACCCACTCCATCGGCGCTGTAGAATCCGGCATGAATATTCTGTACAACATGCTGGCCAAACTGAGCAAAGAATCAGAAGTCACGGTGCTATTTTCCAGAGAAATCGTGGGGACCGGCATTGCGTTCAAAGATCTGAAAACGCTCTTCGAAGGCTACTTCGAAGGCGGCATTAGCAAGGAGACTCTGCTATACAACCTGAGAAGGTTGGAGGCGGTGGATCCGAATCGCTCGGACGCGGATGAGTTGGCGGCCATCCGCGCCCCCAGACCACAACAGCCGCCGGCTGCTAACTAAGGAACCTGATCATGGGTCTCAAGCACACCATTGCCAAACTCGAAGACGTGCCGGAAAACGTCAGATCCCTCTACGTGCAACAGGGCGACAAGTTCGTCCTTGACGTCGACGGCGTCGTGCCGAAGGAGCGGTTGGAGGAGTTTCGCACCAACAACATCGAGCTGCAAAAGCAGATCGACAAGTACAAGGGAGTCGACCCCGTCAAGTACGCGGAGTTGATGGCCATTCAGAACAAGATCGCCGAGAGGGAATTGTTGGAGAAGGGCGAGGTCGACAAGATCGTGGACCTTCGAGTGACGGCGATGCGCGAAGAGAAGGACGGCCAGATCACGGCCCTCACCACCGATCTGACTTCGGCTCGTGCGCAGCTCCACAGTCTCTTGATCGACAACGTGATCAAGTCCGGGGCGATCCAGCTCGGAGTCATTCCGGCCGCCGTCGACGACGTGGTTCTGCGGGCCAAGGGGGTGTTCACCGTCGAGAACGGCGTGCCCACTCCCAAGAGCCCGGATGGCGCGGTCATTTACGGCAAGGACGGCAAGGCCCCCATGTCAGTGACCGAATGGCTCGGCACCCTGAAAGGGTCCGCGGCCCACTTGTTCCATGGCTCCAAGGGTTCGGGCGCCGGAGGCGGGGACCGCGGTGCTGGAGGCTCCACGGCCAACTTGACTCCGGCGCAGAAGATCTCTCAAGGTCTGTCCCAGATGAACACCGGCGCGACGGCTCCTTGATCGAGCCCCGGAGAATTCATGATCAAAGTGTTGTACAAGTAGCGTCGCAAACGTTATAATTTGTACAGGTGTGGAATTTCTGGGGTCCAAGAATTCCACAGCGGTAGCCATTCCGCACCGACATATTCCAGCCTACTTGGTAAGTAGGCTGGAATGCGTAGGACCCTCCGGTGGAGGGCGCGTCTGACAAACCCCTTCATCGGAGATCCTCCATGCCCTCTCTCACCCTGGTCGAAGCGGCCAAGATCCAACAGAACCCCCTGATTCAGGGCGTCATCGAATCCCTGGTTACGGTCAATCAGATCTACCAGTTCTTGCCGTTCGATCAGATCGTCGGCAACGCCCTCCTGTACACCCGCGAAAACGCCATCGGCGGCGTGGCGCCGATCGGTATCGGCGGCGGCAGCAACGCCATTCCGGCGGCTGCGAAGACTCCGGCGACCTTCACGCCTGTGACGACCCCGCTGAAAGCCCTGATCGGCGACGCGCTCGTCGACCACTTCATCGAAACCACGATGTCGACCGACAACAGCCAGCGCGGCGTGCAGGTGGCCTCCAAGGCAAAGGGTCTCGGCCGTGAGTACCAGCGCCAGTTCATCCTGGGCGACTCGACCGACCCGCTCGAGTTCGACGGTCTGGACAAACTCATGCCGGCGGCGCAGTCCGTGGACAAGAACTCCGCGGCCTACTCGTTCGAGACCCTCGACGAGCTGATGAGCATGGTCAAGGCGAAAGACGGCGCGGTCGACTTCTTCATGATGAACGACGAAGCCATCCGCAAGCACCTGTCCATCCTGCGTGCACTCGGCGGCGCCAACATCACCGAAGTGATCAACATGCCGGACGGTACC